ACGTCAGCAACGAAACCAAAACCAAAACGAACATGAAGAATCCAATTAAAGGCATCACTTACAAAGCAACGATTGCAGAAACCAAACTGTGCAAAAATCGCGGCGGTTATTACACGGGATACAGGCAAGTTCAGACTGGAAAAGTTATCGAAGTTACTTGCCGGGCTGATAGTGATGCAATTGCCGGCTGGTACGTAGGCGAATGGATCGAGATCTGCGGTCCTCGCCGCACGGTTCGAAACACGTTTCATCAAGAAATGTTCGAACGACTGACTTTGGAATCTTGAGCACTAAACCTTTTTCAAAATAACTCTCGACAACGGAAGCGGCTTAGGTTTTATTTTGAGATATCATCATCATGCACATCAAAAATAAAACAAAGTTTAAAAGTTTGGATCGTTTGGCTTCCGATCCACGAGTCATTGAAATCTGGGACGAAACAGAACAGGGGCACGGTTTATGGATTCAACTTGCACCGGGCTGGAATTGTAACGGTGGTTCAATGGTTCACCGTTGGAGCGTCAGGGATTTAGTGGAGTATTTCAAACTGCACGTCACAGAAGGTGCATCAGATTGGTACTCGAATAAAAGCAATTAAGGCACTTTGACGCTTCCCGCAGACTCCGCATGACTGACAACCCAAGCACAGCAACACCCGAGGAAATCCGTCGCGTCATGGCCTTGATGGGCCAGCGCGGCGGCAAGGTGCGCAGCAGCGCCAAGGCCGAGGCCGCTAGGCGCAACGGCAAGCGCGGTGGCAGACCGAAGAAGCCGAAGCAGGAAGTCGCCATCGCCGCCCGGTGAGCGAGTCCGCGCAACTGCTCGCCGGCTTTCGTCTGCCGAGACCTGACCGTTCGCCAATCCACGAGTGGGCGCGGCGGCATATTACGCTGCCAGAGAGCTATGCGACGCCGGGACCGTTCAATGCGCGGGTCACGCCGTGGCTCGTTCCAATCTTCGAGGCGTTGCAAAATCCGCTGGTGCGCCGCGTCCATTTTCGCAAAGCCGTGCAAATCGGCGGCACGCTCGTCGCTGACATCTGGATTCCTTGGGTTATCGTGAATGACGCAGGTCCGATCATGTGGACGATGCAGACGGACGAGATGATGGAGCGGCATTGCAAGTCGCGGCTGAATCCCTTGCTCGAGCGATGCAAGCCTGTCGCGTCGATGTTGCCGAGACCGGGACCGCAGCGCACGACGACGGAAATTTACTTCGGCGGGTTCTTCCTCGTGTGCAACGCGGCGAATCTTTCGAGCCAGCAATCGCAGTCGATTCGTTATCGCGTGCTCGACGAGATCTGGCTCCCGCGCTGGCAGGAGATCTACGGTCACGCCGTCGCCCGCGTGTCGAAGTTCGAGGAGGTGGGACGCTCGAAGATCTATTCCATGTCGCAGGCTCCGCTCATGGACGAGATCACCGGCAACGTCGAAGACGCTGCTTTCCGTCAAGGAAACCAGCAGGAGTGGTCCGCGGAGTGCCCAGCGTGCAAGAAGGTCCACCCAGTAGCGTTCGACATCCGAGACGAGAAGGGCACGGTGATCGGCGGGTGCGTCTGGGACCGCACCGCGAAGCGCGACGATGAATCGTGGGACGTTGCTCGCGTCGTCGAGACGGTGCGATTCCGTTGCCCTTATTGCGGTCACGAGTCCGAGGACTCGGACACGACTCGCGCCGCATGGAAGCGAACAGGGCGATTCGTTCCGCTGAATCCGTCAGCGCCGCACGAGATGGTCAGCTTCCGCGTCGAAGCACTCGTCAGCCGACCGATGCGACTCCTCGCGGAGGAGTGGGCGCAGGCCGAGAACGCGCTCGTGAAGAGCGGGAACGATCAAGCGAAGATCGAGTTTCGCACGAAGCGCGAAGCCAAGCCGTGGCTCGTGGAAAAGCGGACGCTCTCGGTCTTTGTCGCTAAGAGCGGTTATAAGGTGGCGACCTACGCGCAGGGCGATCTCGTGCCAGATGAGCAGATGCGCATCATGGCAATCGACCGACAGCTTGACCATTGGTGGGTCGAGATCGGCGCTTTCTCGCCGGGACCGCATTATCGGCAACTCTACTTTGGACGAGTCGAGACGCGGGACCAGTTGCGATCATTGCAAGCCCGCTATCGCGTGCAAAACCATTGCGTGGCACAAGATCGAGGCTACAAGCCGAGCGAAGTGGACCGCGATTGCGTGGACTTTGGCTGGCGCGGGATGCGCGGATTCGGTCGCAAAACTTGGACGATGAAGGACGAGTCCACGGGACAGATGGTCAACTTCCCGTACTCGGATCCGCAGGTTTCGGACTACCGCGGCGGCGATGCCTACTTCTACAACTGGAGCGGAGACCACTTCAAGGATATGCTCTCGCTCGCACTTGAAGGGAAGGGCGATCTCAAGTGGTCAATGCCAGAGGATGTGAATCCGCTTTACCTCGAACACTTGCGCGGCGAGCACAAGGTCGAGGTGCGGGCCGGCATCTGGGAATGGCGCGAGGTAAAGAGCAACGCACCGAATCACGGCTTCGATACCAGCGCGATGATGCTTTGCATCGCCACCATCGCCGGCATCGTGCGCTACAAGCCTCCCGAGTCGCTCAAAGCATAGCTCGCCAGCGAGGCTACCTTTTGACGTAAGCGACAAAAGCGATGGCCTCCGCGAATCCATTTTTCGGCATTGATGCCGCTACGCTCAACACTTTGAAGACGGAGACAATCGCGGCGATCCGCGCCTGTCTGCTTAATACGTCTTATTCGCTCAACGGCAAGAGCGTCACTCGCGCCGATCTCGGGCGACTCAATGAGATGCTTGGTCAAATTCAGAGCGCCATTGACGACGCCAACGGGCAATCCTCCACCGTTACTTTTGTCAGTTTCAACGGGCTTTAATCCATGAGCACTTTCGACGCTACCAAAGTCATTCAAAATCGGCCTTGGTTTGAGCGAGCGATTGAGGCTGTCGCGCCCAACTATGCGCTCAAGCGGCTTGAGGCCCGCGTGCAGCGCGAGCTGTTCTCGTACAACGCGAGTCAAGCCTCGCGCATTTACGCACCAAAATCATACGGCCAGCCGTCCGAGAGCACGCAGACCAGTCGCTCCCGCGTCGTGATGATGTGGGAAGCCCGCGATCTCGTGGAGAATTTTCCCGAGGCCCGCGAGATCTCGCGCAAGTTTGGAAACTACCTGACGCCGACCGAGTATTCCCCGACGACCGGGAATCGAGAATACAACGGGATGGTCTCGGAGTATTTCCACGAGTGGTGCAAGCGGTGCGATATTACGAGCAGGCATTCATTCAAGAAGCTCGTGCAGATCGCCGCCGAGGAGCGCCCGGTCGATGGTGACTGCGGCATCGCTATTCGCCGCATCGACGGCAAGCTGAGGCTCCAGCTTGTGCCGGCAACGCGCATCGGAAACCCGAACGCGCTCGGCGCGGAGTCCGACCATTACTTCCAAGGCGTCATTGTCGATGACATGATGCAACCGATTGCGTATCGCGTTTATCGCGTGACCCGCGAAGGCGTCTACTTCGGCGCGGAGGACATCGCGGCGGCGAACTTCTGCCATTATTTCGACCCGTTCCGCTCGGATCAGATGCGCGGCATCACCGACTTTCATGCCTGCATGAGGACGGCGCGGATGCTGTACGAAATCCTTGAAGCGGAGAAGACTGGCGTGCGCTTCGCTTCACAGCAGGCGGCGCTCATATACACGGATCGTGGGTCAGCGAATCCGCGCAACCTGTTCCAGCCGACGCCAGCGGCGACGCTGCCCACCGGCCAGAATCAAGACAACGAGTTCTCTGAGGTTGGCTCCATTCGCTATTTCGGAACTGCGGATCGCATCGAGGTCATGCCGTCTCGTCCTAGCACGGCGTTCACCGGCTTCGTGCAGCATTTGATGCACGAGATCTCCATTGGCATCGGCATCCCGCAGGGCGTTCTCTTCGGCACGCAGGACTACAAGGGACCAGCGGTGCGTGCGGAGTTCGCCGCCGCTGACCGATTCTTTGCCAAGCATCAAGGATTGCTGCAAGACAAGGTGCTGGATCCGATCAAGAATGCGGTGATCCTCGATGCCATCGCCAACGGTGAAATCCCGCCTCCTCCGATGGAAGACGGCGAGACCGCGGTGCAAGCTCTCCGTCGCGCTTGCCGCGGCGAGTGGCGCTTTCCGGCCAAGCTCACGATTGACATCGGACGCGAATCCGCGGCCAACATGAACGAGAATCGGCAAGGCGCGAAGTCCTTGCAAGAGATCGCCGCGGAGCAAGGCACCGATGCGTTCTCTCGCCTTGAGCAAATCGCCGAAGAGGCCGCGTATGTTCACGAGCTGGCGGAAAAATACGAGGTTCCCGAGACCGCGATCCGCATGACCACGCAGAATCTGCCGAGCACGCCGATTTCAGCGGCTGCTGCGGGTTCTGAGGATCTCGCAGAGGAGTTCAACCCCACGCCGATTCCTGCGACTGCTGGACCTGATGTTCCTCCTCCTGACGCCGAGGAAACCCCGATTGGTCCCGAGGGCGAAACTGAGATGTCAGAGAAACGGGATGAGATCATCGAGGTGAACTTCGCAGAAGACACATTCATCCCCAACGCGAGGATGGTTGCCAACGCGAAGCGGGCGCTTGCCGTGCGCGAGAAGAAACCCGCTTCTCAGCGCGGCATGACCGCCGTGGGTCTCGCTCGCGCCCGCGACATCGCCAATCGCCGCGAGCTTTCCATCGAGACCGTGCGCCGCATGAAGGCGTATTTCGACAGGCACGAGATCGACAAGAAGGGCGAGACGTGGGCCGATCAAGGCAAGGGCTGGCAGGCGTGGCAGGGCTGGGGTGGCGACGCCGGGCGCAGTTGGGCCAATGCCATCGTCGAGCGAGTCGATGCTCGGCAAGAGAACTCCGCTGGCACGCCGACCGTGACGCTGGAAAGCCCGGTTGAAGTCGAGGCTGGTCTGCGGAAGCTCTCGGCCAAGGACTGGCTCGACGCCATCGCGCTCATGCGAGCGAATCCTCCCGCGGAAGCGCCGAAGGCTTTTGACCTTCCGGTGCCTAACGTAGGCGAGAAAGGCGAGGACTTCATCAATCGGTGCATGGCGAATCCGACCATGAACAAGGAATTCCCCGAGAACGATCAGCGTATGGCGGTATGCGTGCGGCAGCGTGACGGCGGCAAATAAAACCAGACATGGAAACCAAGCAGCAGATTGACCACCTCATCGAGCTTGCGATTGTTCAGCGTGCCGAACTCAAGCGGCTCGTTGAGCAATTGCCCGTGCTGCGCACGTATCTGCTAGAGCAGATCAATGCGACCATCGAGGACATGGAGCCGCAGCTTCGCTCCGATCTGATCGAGTTCTGCGACGAGAAGACCGACGGCAAGATCAAGGAGATCCGCAGTTTCTTCTCCGAGGCCAAGAGCGAGTTTGCGACGAAGAGCGAAGCTTTCTTCGTCGAACTGGAAAATGGCGTGCAAGCGCGTTACGCGCAATTAGCGCAGGAGCGTGCGCTCGCGCTCGACTTCGCGGATGATGCTCGCAAGGGACTTGAGGCCGCGGCGCAGCAGGAAGCGGCGAAGATTCCCGGACAAGTGTCCGAGCTCGTGAAGCAGGAGCTTGCCCGCTTTCCGCGGGCCGGCGAATTGGATCAGCTAAGGAAGGAGTTCTCCGAGCCGCGTGGGCTGAATCCTCGCGGCAAGTGGAAGAGCACCGAGACGTATCAGAAGCTCGATCTCGTCGCGTACAATGGCGATTCCTACGTCTCGAACGTGAACGATAACCGCGAGAAGCCGAGCCGTAGCTCGGTCTCGTGGACGCTCTCGGCGGCGCGTGGACAAGGCTCTGGCGGCGGCGGTATCTCCTCGCTCAACGATATTCTCGGAGCGCCCACCTCGGACTTCAACGTAGTCGGCGCGGAGGGAAGCAACTACGTGCGCAAGACGCTGACCGCTGGCACGAACGTCACGCTTGAGGAGACGCCGACGACCATCACGATCAATGCCGGCGGTGGTAGTGGAACCACGGCGCAGATCGTCACGGCGACGGTAGTCAACGCGGAAGCGGTTGCCATCACTCGCGGGCAAGTCGTGTACGCTTATGCCGCGACGGGAAATCTCGTTTCGGTCAAACTCGCTTACAACACCTCAGACGCTACGAGCGCGAAGACCTTCGGCATCGTCTCCGACGATAGCATCGCCGCTGGAGCGACCGGCACCGTGACGTGCGTTGGTGTCGTGGATAAGCTCGCGCTTGGAACTTACTCCGAAGGCGACACGGTTTATCTGAGTGCGACGCCCGGCGCGTTCACGGCGACCAAGCCTTACGCGCCGAATCACCTCGTTTACGTCGGTATCGTCGAGCGGGCGAACAACGGCAACGGGGAGCTCTACGTCAAGATCCAGAACGGCTACGAGCTGGATGAAATCCATGACGTGCAAATTACGTCTGCTCCTGCTGCTGGCGCAGTGTTGATTCGTGACGCGACAAACTCGCTCTGGAAAGCCGCGACGATCACCGGCACTTCTGGTCAGGTCACGGTCACAAACGCAGATGCATCAACTACGCTGTCGCTCCCGACCGCGATCACTAACGTCAACAGCCTGACGGCTCAGAGCGCGACCAACCTCACGCTGAACGGCGGAAGCAGCGGTGCGTCGATTGTGGCGGGACAAGGGACAAATGCAAACATCACGCTGACGCCGAGCGGCACGGGATCTATTGTCAACGGCGCGGCTACTTTTTCAGTTACGCAAGGTGGTTATTTAAAAGCAGGCAGCTCAACTGCTAGAGTTGTTATTGGACCTTCTGGAGGAACAGGAACCATTGCTGCTTATGACGGATCCGGTGTTATAACTTTATCGTACAATGGTTCCAACCTATTGCTTGGAACCGCCACCGACAGCAGCAACGGCAAGCTCCAACTCGCCACTCACACTACCACCACAGGCGGCATTGGGTTTGGAACGGATACGAGTTTGTATCGGACACAAAGTGGAACTCTTGCAATCAATGATGCATCAACTGCCGCTCCGCAAATTTCGTTCAGAGAT